TGAAAATTCTTTATTTGAACAATCAAATAAATTTTTTCCAGCTATTTTTATGACAGGATTTTCAACGCTTTTAATTTTCTGGGGATAGTCAGGATTCGGTGCAGCCATTCCGCCTGTGTATTCTTCCCAATCTACTGCTGTTGAGCTTTCGGCGATAAGCGGATATATGACTTCATTGTATGTTTTTCCAACTACCTGCCTTGGATTTCTGATGCCTGTAATTCGCCTTCCTTCTGGATATTCTTCTGCGGACACTTCTATTACTTCTGTCTGGGTATTTATGTTTGTCACACCTTCGAAAAGTATACAATCTTTTATATAGTATTTTTTTCCTGCTTCTAACGTTAACAATGTGGTTAATTTTTCGCTGTTCGTGCCGTACTTTCCTTTGAACCATATGTTCTCTACTTGCGATGTAGCCGTTCCGCTCACTTGAACGCTTCCATCTCCTCTGTTTGTGTAAGTCAATCCATCACCTGTTCCACTTTTCATTGAAGACAAATCTAGTAGCTGTATGCCCTTAGTCGTCTTTTGTTCTGATTTCCCAAACAAATGCAATTCCTGAATATTCATATCTGACGAATCAGTTAGATTAATTTCTGTACCTTGTACAGTCGGCTTAATTAATGTAGCGTCTTCAACATCGTTAAGATATTCTTCGAGAGTATAACCACCTTTTTTAACACACTTCACTAAAGTCTTAGGATAATAAACGTTACCTTCGCTATCTGTTATATAACTTGCACTCATTTATACACCTCCTAACTTTGTTTTTAATTCTGCTAATTTATTTTGAAAATAGTTACTTGTTGAAATCTCATAAGTCGCCGTAATGTCAGCATTAGAATCTGTATAGATAGTAGTTGTGGGAGAATTACAATGCAATTTAAGAAGAGATTGTCCAAATTCCGTATCTGTAATGTCTGTTGTTATTGGAGTGCCTAAACAACCAATTAAAGTAATAGGTTTATCTGATAAATATGCGTTAAGAGTATCTGCTGTATATTCACTTGTTAATGGTGGTGAAATATATATAGCCCTACTCGAAGTAGAAATTACCCATTCTGTTTGTGAAGGTAAAGCCCACGATTTATATTTAGCAGAAGTGCAAAAGTTGCCATAACTAGCAGCTTTATACTGATTTTTTATTTTATATTTCCCGATATATCTACCTGCATAATCGCTTGTTTCTGATAACTCGTTAAGCGTTACAGTTTCTTCAGCAATTCTCTGTATATATTCGACTTTATTATCACTAATTGTTATTTCATCTTTTATCTCGCCGATACCTCTTAATACATACGGAATTTTAAGAGTCTGTGGTTCTTTGTAAGGTTCAAAATCTGTAATTGTATCACCTTGCATAAACATTATTTTAGTAGAATATGTTTGTCCGACCACAGCATCTCCTTTACCAAATCTAATATGTACATAATAACAATTAGAAGGAGTAGTGAAAGTGAATTGTGAAGTCTTAAATTGCGTGAATGGAGTTATAGCAATCTTATCGAAACCAAAGAAACTGACAAAATTTTTATTAAGTTCTTGGTTGCTTAAATAAAATGAATAAGTGGTATTGGGCGAAACAGGAGTTAATACTATATTAGGATGTACTGGTGTATTACCAGTGGTAAATGTAGAACCATAATATATATCATTTCTTGTTCCCGTAAATTGTATTTCACTATTATCTAATAAAATAGAATTTGTTATTCCGATTCTAAGATAATTTGTTGCTATTACATTATTTAAATTAAACAAATTCTTCCCATTTACGTATAAAGTCGGATTATCACAACTAATAATATTCTCCTGATATTCAGGATTAGGAGTCACCGTTTTGTTTGTAAATGATTCATATTTAAAATTATTAATAGTTACAGAAGTATCTTCTATTATTGAAACTCTAAATTTTATTGTTCCACCAGGACAATTAGGAAGGGCAATGACATATCCTCTACACATTGTTGTGCTTTCATCAAAATTATCTTTAGAAGTTATTTTTTTTAGACTTGTTTTTGTAAATGTTGCGTATTCTTTAAACTGCGAATCTACACTAGGAGAAATTATATTAATACTACAACTAGTTGGAATAGAAGCTATTTCTGTTATTGATAAATAATCTGTATTTTCTAATAGATTATTAGATTTATTTGTATAAAAATTATAATATATATTGTTTTCAGTGGTATTGGCTGGAATATTAGCTATTATGTAATCATTATCATCTATTGAAAAAATAGAATTCCAAGAACTTAAACGCTTATCATTAACATTAAATAATTGTATTCCCTTTTTGTTATTCTGAGAACTATTTCCTTTAACGCTGATACTCAATTTCCCATGATTACAACTGTCATTAATAACAATTGACTTTCCTTCATCGGAAGTGTTACTACTAATATTACCCCTTAATCCATTAAGAGCAGAATCAACAGATTTACCATTATTGTCGTATATAAGGGTAGAAAACGTACTAGGATAGATATTTTCACCATTTTTATCTTTTAGTGTAACAATCTTAGCCATTAGACTTCAACTCCTCTCTAAGAGCGTTAATTTGAGCCGTTACATAGGCTTCTGTCGCATATGAAGTCGGTATTTCATCTCCATTAGATTCTTCTTCAACTGTAAGATAAGCAAGATTATTAAGAGTATTAATTGTCTCGTCACATTTATTAGTAACATCGCTATAATCACTATATAATGCATATGTAAAAGAAGCAGGAATATTAGATTCTCCACGATAATAACCAAGTCTGATTTTAATCTTTGCACAATTGCCAATATTAATTTCAGTATTGAATGCACAATCAGTAGGTAGAGTAATCATCTTATCTACGATTGTAGAACCGTCTGCTTTTAATTTAGTTACATAAACTACACCTTTTCCATTTTTAATTACATCATTACCGTTAATTGTAAATGAAGTAATCATAAAGCGATTATAGCTTTGGCAATCAAAATATATATCCGTATATAACTTTGCATTATTTACAATACCAAGATTATCAAGAATATCATTGCCGTGATTCTCAATTTCATGAATTTGTGCAGTTGTACTATTATTAATAGCATCAATCTGACTTAGTGCTGTACCATTAATATCACTTATTTTAGCCGAAGCAACTTGATTAATCGAGCTAACCTTATCGTTGTATACATTATCTGCGTTGTTGTTAAATTTTCTTAAATTTTCAGTGTAAGCGTTATTAAGATTATCAATACTTTGTTTACTAACATCATTAACTCCCTGAATATTAGCTGTTCCAACAGAATTAATAGCATCAATCTGACTTGTAGCAGTATTGTTAATGTCAGTTAATTTGCCGCTAAAATTATCATTGAATTCTTTAATCTTAGCCTTTGTGTCATTATTATTATCATTTGCTTCTTTGGCAATAGAATTAATTTTATTTAGCCAAACTTGTAATTCTGTAGGATTGCCTGGTGGAGTAGTAGAACCCCAAATGTCTAATGTGTCAAGAACCAAAGAAGAAGTAGCAAGAGTTGTCAAATTATATTCGAAAACACTTTGGTCAATTGTTTTATCTTCATTAATTTCATAAAAAGTAATTGCGAATTCAATTCTGCCTGCAATCTGAGTAGATTCACTCTGAATTGTCCAACCAAATACGATTTTCCCATCAACAGAATTAGTATCTATTTCAGTAACAGGATATAAACCACGATTTGTTATTTTACCGTCTGTATTAACCCACTGAACAACACATGTCTTTGTAGATAAATCTATATCATCAAAATATCGGTCACAAACAAAATAAATAGTTTCAGCCTTTGTTTCTTTCTTCGTAGCCAAAAACTTAAATTCGTCAGGAATACTAATCTGTCTAGTATCTAAGTCAATAGGAATTCTTGGTTCTGTACTTGGAAGTGTTGTACGAACAACAGTTACACCTTTCTGAATATCTAACAGGGCTTGTTTATATTCTTCTGCCGTAGTAATCACTAATCCCCACCTCCATTTGCTTTATTGATTTTATCATATATTTCTATATTCATTTCTGTCATAGAAACAATTTTCTGATATAGTTCACTAATAGAATTATTTAATTCAGTAGACACAAATGTTAAATGTGAAGCTGCATAGTTCTTAACATCTAAATTTACGTCTATAAAATTAGTAGTATAACAAGTATGATTTTTCACATCTATTATTATTAAACCAATTTGGCAATCACCATTTGATATCCTAATAGTAGAAGAAAAATCTAATTTACATATATGAAAATTCATCCGTTCGTCTAATTTAATTAAAGAACAAACATCATAAATATTATTTTTATCAAAAATTAGAACTTTAATTGAATCATAATTATAATTGTCAGGTATATAAAATTCAATTTCTGAAATATCATTATTGTCTGAAGATATTTTATTAGCTCTAATTTTATTATCTTTATCTAAAACTATATTGCCCAATGTATGTCTCCTTTCTTATTTTTAATAATTTATAACGCAAAAAAGAGTTGCGTTTTTAACAACTCTTTACAATAATCAATATTTTAAAATTTATTTTAAAGCTATTAGCAGGAATCGAACCTACAATTACCGATTACATCAGTTGCTCTACCAATTGAGCCATAACAGCATACATAATTTTTAATTTTTCTCCACATACTAATCCAAAATATCAATCAATAGGAGACTACCTATGAATGCATCATACAAAACAACAATCCAATTTAAAGATTTATACATTCCAGTGAAAATGCTCAAAGTATCACATAACAATTCCATAGAACTTAATCAACTTTGCAAAGATTCAAAAGAACGAGTGCGATACATCAAATATTGTCCATCTTGTAACAAGGAAATCCACAATGAAGATATTGTCAAAGGATATAAATATGCAGAAGATAAATATGTCACCTTATCCAAAGAAGATATAGAATCTATTACAACTTCCAAAGATAGAACACTTACGATAGAATATTTCTGCAAGCCAAAAGAAATATCAGACTTGCTTATAGAAAAATCATATTATCTCATTCCTGAAATGGAAGCAGAAGTGAAGTATGAACTTTTTCGTAAAGCAATGACTACGAATAGAGTAGTAGCAATTGCTGAAATTGTATTGGGTACAAAACAAGAATTGGTCGCATTATTCCCAAACAAGAATTGCATTATTGCGACTATATTGTTTTATGAGAATGAGATTAACGAATTGCCAATATTTATGCAACATAAGATAGATAAACAACAACTTGAAAATCTCAAAAAAGATATTTTAGATTGTACTAAAGAATTTAATTGGGAATCTCATTATGATAAATACCAAAAGAAGTTAAGACAATTGATATTTGACAAGATTCCGAAATAGTCTGTACGAGATTTGAACTCGTGATTCTGCCTTGAGAGGGCAACGTCTTAACCGCTTGACAAACAGACCATAATCAGCATAAAGCACTAACTAGCTGATATTGCACTGTACACATGCAGTTATTTAAAATTTAGTCGCTTATCAGCAACCTAATTCATGCTTCCACATTTTACTCATTCCTAACTCGTGTGTCTTACACGTCAAATGCATGATATGTATATGAGCAACCGTTTACAATATTATTCTCCACATATTTTCAGTCTTGGGAGCAAAGACCAATTGATAAGGTTTAATGACTCTTATCCAACAATATTCCCATTGTAAAAATCAGAAAAGACAATTTGCCATTTCTTACAAAACTCGATGGATGGTCTTAATCTTTTAATGTTTTTGCAAGTGCTTTTCGTTCACGTTTTCCGCTACACTGCTTTAGGGTTAAGCATACCTCTGAAATACTCGAATAAACACTGATAGCAGTACAGCATTTATTGTCAACATATACTTACAACTCGATGGAAGTAAGAGCATATAACTATCTTGCTTTTATGATACATAAATCAAGTTTTCGTGTAAACACGACTACAAGTAAAAATCCAAAGATTTTTGTTCATTATAGTTTCTCATTAATGTAGAGAATCACAAAAGAACAGAATTGATATAGATACTGCTTCTGCTGAAAATCTCGAAGATTTTCGATTTTATATATACTAACCCTATGTTTCGTGTGCACTCGTTCCATTTGCACAATTGGGGCGACATAGGGCAGTAGTAGGACTTACAATGCTACATGAATAGCAATGCCAAGATATGTTAATCGTCTACTAAGGCAAGACCTCTCCTTGTGTCAAAATACAATGTTATATACATTGTGAAACAACACCGCCAATGAGCAGTAAGCAGTGGGAAATTTTAGACCGTTCCAAGGTCAATAATTTCGCAAACCGACCTTTATATTTATATCACATATCGGTCAGTGACAGCTCACTTGTTTTCAAACCGCCATAGAGTAGTAGCGATAGTAGTTTTTACGATTGGTATCTACTAAAACTATGCATTAAATCTCTCAATTTATTAGTCGGATAGAGCAGTGACCGACACTCACTGTTTGTTTTATAATGGTTTATTCTCCACAATACACTCTCTTTAACGTGATTGCCTTTAGAGATCAATAATTCATAATATCATCTACTTCACCAAAAAGCTGATTATATCTGGGATTCCGATACTTTCTCTCAAGCTCCTAGTATCACAAGGCATCAGATATGTAACTAAAATCCACTTCTGAATACATATCCTATCCAACTTCTTTCACGCTCAAGGTTGATGTCCTATCTTGCGCTATCCATCGTGGGAGAGTAGGTATGGTTCACCTTACGATTTTTACAGGCTTCGTAACCTCTACATAATACGATTTTGGTGAGATTCGTAACTCAACAATATAAAAGTCTGCCAACTAATTGGCAGACCGCCCTTACTCTCGCAAGAGTGTAAGCAGCTTGTATTATATTATTCTCTTGTTTCATATCTATAAAAATGCTACAATAGTTTTGTCCCGATACGGACTAAGGAGGAATTGCCCATGAAAGCAGTTTTGAATTCGTCCAGCCCAATATAACTAAGCAGCTAAGGACATGAAATAAGCGGAACTGAAACCGCTCAAGTGCTTATCCGTGTTAAGAAAGAACAAGACGGTAACTTGCTTTGTTACATAGTAGGTATAGTAACAATGCCACAACGGAGTTGGAAAATAAATTCAGCATAAGGCGACCTCACCAATCGCCTTTTGAAATGATTTCGATTTGTTAGAAAAGTGGGAGAGGGAATTAGATGAAGCGTTAGACAAAAGCTTCATCAGCATCCTCAGTATCTTCACGAATTACATACATCTGAGTAGTTTCGGAAGGATTATAAATCCGAAAGTGATTTTTGCTCTACTTGTTTAATACCTTCTTCTCCAAAATATTTAGCGAATTTTACATCTGCTTCCGTATCACAATACACCCTGCACATCTCAGCCGAATCCCATCCGATAATATCTTGAATTACACTATCTGGAATATTGGATTCAGATAAACGAGTCACGAACCAATGTCTTAAGCAGTGGAAATAGAAGCTTTCTCCTAAGACTTTGCTAAATGTATCTGCCCAGCTATCAAGTGTCCCAGATTCCATGGGTTCATCTATGTATTCTCCATTTACTTTCTTAGGGAATAACCATTCTGATTCAATTCCATGTTCTTTTCTGTAGTTCATCCATAAATCTAAATATGGTTTAAATGGCTTTGCTAATACATATAATGTAAGCCTCTTACCTAAGCTTCCTCTACCCTTTGTTTTCACTTTTTCCGGTGTTTTATATAAAGAACCTAAAATAATGTTCTCGTCATCAAAATATGACACTTTAAATCTAGGCAATTCGCTTTTTCGTCTTCCGCTATTCATAGCCAAAGAAAGTAAACATGCTTTATCATATCTTTTCTTTTCAATACAATAATCCAACAGTATTTGAAGTTGTTCTTCAGACATAATAGTTTTTGTAAATACTTTTTCGTTGACGGGATTTTCAATTTTTCTCACTATCGGTTTGTAACCTTGATATTCATCGTCTAATATATTTGAAATATAATTTGAAAGCGATGAAAGAGTAGATTTTACCCTACGCATTCTGGCTGGCGACCACTTATATTCAGTGAGACAAAAACTCTGATAACGTGCAATATCTCTTTTAGATAAATCTACAAAGAATTTATTGTCGCAATGCTGAAGTAAATATACCCAAAAAACGAAAAGGTCACGTCTGTACGCATTTATTGTTGTTGGTGATCTATCAATAGAACGAAGATAATCCAAAAAATCATTTCCTAATTCTATATTTTCTTTATTACACTGAGCCAATAACTCATCAGTAACAATGTTGTTATGCTGTATTTTTCTACTCATTAAATCTCACTTCCTTTCATATATAAAAAAGAAGTAGAATAGTGGTAACTAAGCTACTTCTTACAAAACTCTTTTAACTCTATTAAGATCTAAATTCTCTACTGATTTTTTATTCATATATTTATTCTCTGTTTTCCATTCACAGAAACTTTGAATCAGTGGGCATAAAGGGACTCGAACCCCTGATCTACCGGTTAAAAGCCGGTTGTTCTAACCAACTGAACTACATACCCAAAACAAAAGAGTGCATAGAAAACTACACACTCTCTATAAATTCAAGATTTAACATCTTTACAAACTTAACAAATCTATCCATCTATTCATTTCATCATGAAATTCCTTATACTTTAAATCTATTTTAGCCATAGCATCTTCATATTCTTCTTTACTAACAATTTTATCATTAATAGAATAAGTAGAAGTAGAAGAAGTATGCTTACAATTTACACATTCACAGTCTTTATCATCTGTTTCGCCAAACAAAATTACTTCTTTGTTTTCATTTACACAATAATCAATAACATCCTGTTCAATATTTCCATCCATATCAATGTAAACAATATCAACATCATCAAAGACGTTATAAAGTTCATCAATTGGAGTAGCAACAATGTGTCCTTCATCATTGACAGATATAAGATATTCATTAATATCATATAAATCAATAAAATTTATTTCCTTAACACTTGTTTCTTCAAGGTTAATGACATTTTGTAAAACATATTCTGCAAGTTCTTTACCAGTAACAAAACCAACAGTTTTGTCTGTATTATATAAATGTTCAATATAAATATCAGAAATCTCTGCCTTGTCATCAAGGTCTATCATTTCAATATCTTCATATTTATTCTTTTTCTTCAAAATCTCACGACCTTTCAGACTAAATATTTTTATTTGCTTTAGACAACTTAAATGCTATTTCATTATGGGCATCTGTATGCCAAGGCTTGCCGTTAATAGCACTTATACCGTCTTTTGCAGGTACTGCCTTCACTGAGAATGTACCAAGCTTTCCAAATTTAATCTTTTCAGTTGAATCTGCCTTTAATGTATCAAAAACAACATCTTCAAAAGTATCAAGAATTACCTTAATATCTGCCTTTGAAGCACCTTCAACTCTTTCGCTAATTGTCTTTAATAATATGTCTTTTGTCATTTTTGTTTTCTCCTTTTTTCTCAATTAATTTCATTTTGCCTTTTCAGCAATTTTATTTTATATTTTTATAACTAAAAAGAGGGTAGCAGCTCAGAATGAGTCTGCTCCCTCATATAACCGAAGTTATTTCCGTTTATTAATAATGGTCGGATTCCATTCTATAATTACAGTTAAGAATATTTCTGCGTATCTTACTTAGCCGAACCAAGCCGAATGGTGGACTGCAATATTGTTTATGTTAATTCAATTCAACGGGATAATAAGCCTTTACACCTTTATTTGTGCAAATGCAAATCATCTGAGATGGCTTCCCAGTTAGTCTTTTTTCTATAGTGTATGAATCTC